GGAACAAATAACAGGACAAGACAATTATGCGACACCAAACATCAACCCACAAGGAAGCGACCCTACAGCTGAACCACTAACAGTTGAAGCCCTTGCTGTGTATTCGGCTTTAAATTTTAGAACTGTTGAGGAAACTCGTGTTTTCTTGGAAGGATTTACTGCTAAAGAAACTATCCAGGATGTGCCTATAGAAGGGGAATTGCAACTAGACAGTGAAAATAGATACAATGACAGTTTTGCAGATGTTGACTTGGATGAACTATTTGCAAATTATGGTACCTTAACTGGGCTAGAGTTTGGGCAAGGGAGTGTTGAGCAAGAGTTCTCTGACGGGAGTGATGAAGTCGTTGAAGATTTTGAAATACCAGAGATTCTAGAAGGTTCTCACTCATGGGCAGACACATACTCTGACGAATTTGTGGAGAAAACTGCAGAGGAGGTAGAGTCGGACTTGCAAAGATTGCCTATAGTAAGAAAAGGCTTAAAAAAGAAGAAGAAAAAGGAAGACAAAGAAAAGGAGAAAGAGAGGGAAGAAGAAAGAGGAGATGTAAGAACAGCTAAAGAGAAGAAGCCTGCAAATAAAGAAGGAGATTCTGATCTTATAGAAATAGGTGAGAGGTATATTATCTTACCTAAAAGTACAGTTAGAAGTGAGTTTGAGCCAAACTTACCTGAGAGACTTATTGATGAAGTCATATTACGTTTCAGTGATTACAAAAAACAGGGTGAAGTTGGTAATGCTGAAATGGCATCTTCTGACCTTATTGGGCTGCAACAGTGTTATAATGTAATACAAGCAGCTTACAGCACATTCACAAGCCAATATGTGGAAGGTACAGATTTAACAATACTGCACTACACAACAATTAAATCGAAGGCAGCAGAATTTGCAGATCTTGCAGTAGCATATCTCCTACATGGACAACATACGATGGAAATGCCAGGCAATTATGAAGGGTTGACACCTGATATAGTAATTAGAGGGCAAGGTAAAGTAGTTATAATAGACACAAACACAAGTAGGTCGTTTAGAGCTGAGCTAAATAAGTGGAAAAAGTTTGAATATGAAGAGCACTTCAGGCTATCAGGTGATGTGTTAGAGTTAAATAAGGAAGGCAGGTTTTGGAAGAAATTTGACAAATATAATAAAACAGGTGTGTCAAACTTTATGGTGATCCTTGACAGATTCTTTTATAAAGATATAGAGCACATTTACCAAATAACAGAAGATTTCTTCAAGCCAAACAATGTGAGATGGGACCAAATTAAAGGAGAGCTTTCAGTTGTAGTCAAGATGTTAGAAGAAGTCCACTCAATGACTGCTACATCAATGAAATATAGACTTAAGGGGAGAAGGAGAGAGGACAAGGAATTTCAGAGCAAGGTATTGGAAAGAGTCAGGGTTGCAGTTCAAAAGAGGAAAGAAATTGCTGAATCAATCATGGTAGAAGACATGGGTGTTCCAGCCGACACTTACAAAAAACAAATGTTTCCGACACTTTCTGATGCAAATAGAGGCGTAAAATTACTGTATGAGCAAATACATGCAAAGAAAGGGGATTTTACCGAACATTTTAGAGCTCATGAAGGAAGTGCATCAAAGGTAGTAACTGCTATATCAAAAAACAAAATATTCCACCAAAATCCTGATTCAACACAGCTTAAAAACATGACAGATACTGCAGCAGCTTCCCATAATATCCCAAACACACAAATATCTCAGATAGATCCAGTAGATATTGGCGATACTAACGGCCTTAAGGCATCAACAATCCATCTTATGCAGATTTTAAAGAAAATCGAATTATTTGACAGGAATCAGTCGCATGTTGATGGTGTCAGGTTGGATAGCAAACATGCACAACCTAAATGGGAATTACAGCTGTCAATACTTGAAGCATTAAAGCTCAGAGCGCCAGATGTTTACTCAGATCCTATACAACTGCAAAGTGACAAAGTAAGGGAAAAGAGAGAGTATGAAGAGTGGCTTCTAAAACAGGAAAGGAAAGTTTTAGATAAGAATGATGGCATAAAAAAGGTATACAAAATGACATTAGCGGTGTACGGGAAAATGAACCCAAAACAAAAAAGAGCCTGGAAGGTCAAATACCATAAAACAAAAAAGGTCCATTTTAATGGTGTCGTTTCATTGTTCAAGACAGATCGGCTTTTAACTGAAAAGATGGCAGTTTGTGGTGGAATAGAACTAGCAAAAACAATAAAGAACCAAAACTTTTTAAGTGAGAAGTTGGAGAGGCCGATGAACCCATTTGAGACTGCAGAATCCAACCCCTTACTTGCAGAAAAATTCAAAGACAAAGCCAAAAAAAGAGAACTGCATACAATTATAGATCATTATCTTTTTGTTAAAGAGAAAGTGGAAGAGATGAAGGCAACATTGAAACAGTACACACAGCGGGATGGTGATCTTGAAGAATCAGAAATAATGAGAAAAATGGAAGAACTTGCAAATATAAAATTGACTGAAGAAGAACGACGTCATGGAGGTTTCAAGTCAAGAAAAGATGAAGAGATAAAAAGAGAAAGTGTCAGAAAAAAAGAGGAAATGAGAGAATACAGTAAGGATAAATTCAACAACCAACGTGTTTGTTTCATAAGAGCAGATGCTAAGAGCAAATCTCGTGCTATGATGATCACAAGCAACACCAGACTCAATATAATGAACTTGCTAGAAAGGAAAGGCTACAGTTTAGGTAAATTATCATTTGATGAAAAGACACCTGCTATAGTTAAAGAAGTGTTGCAGGAAGTGAGGTCTAAAGGTGGCAAAAGAATTTTTAGCACAAAGCTAAAAAATAAAAATCTTCATGTATATCCAGATGAGATATATATAGAAGATTCAATTGAGTATGCGAAGATTGAAGGGCAGTCATACAGGATATATCGTAAAGACTGGATAACAGATCAATCCCATACATTTGGCAAAGTGAAAGTCTATAAATATGACCAGCTGGTAGCGGAAGGGTATGAAAGAGAAACTAGGAAAATTATGATGGAGGAGACATCAAAGAACATCTTAGCTGGTACAGAAGTGATGAAGATTAGAAGACAACCAGGCGAGACAGACAAAATGTTTCTGAGGAAATTAGAAACTCAAAATGAGATAGAAGAAGTCACCTCTATGTACAGTACAAGATACTTTAACACTTATCTAAAAACGGTGGAAGCAATAACAAAAAAACTTGCTTATAGCGATCAAAGTGTGTTTGACACTAAAACTGTGCAGATTTTTTCAGTTAATGCAAACCTCATGTGTGTTGCATTTGCAAGACATACTTTAAACAGCAGTCAAGCAACAACACCATTCTTTTTTATCGGCTTATGCACGAGGGATCACACATTCTTAGATATGGGTGGCAAGGACTTACATGCGGCAGGGTACAGTCAAGATAACATCCTCAGAATCCCACTTTATGGTAATGTAGAGTTATTTATTACTAATATAACAAGACTTGATGCAGGTAGACTGATAGCACTATCAACTGCATTTTATAAGGCGAGTGCTGGGATTTATGATACTTGTCAGAAATTGCTTAGAAATGCAGGCTCAGTTAAAAAAGTTAGTGAGGAGGATATTGCAGGGAGAATACTGCCTATCATTTTAGCTGTGCTCGTGCAAAAAAATGATTTCCACATATGGTTATCGCTATATAGGAGTATGGGTGTCAATGTTCTATCAACTTATAACTTAAACCATTTATTAGTTGATGAAAAGTTTTCAAGACACATAAAATGCCGAGCAACTGCCCTTTTAGTGACAAAAATATATCAAATGTTATTGGAGTACCCTAAAAGAAAGGAAGGTATTGACCGAAATTCCATACAGAACATCATGGCAAGGAGTATGAAAAGAGAGAGGCATAAAAACCCCATCAAATATTTTCCCATGCAAGAAGGATTTGGTCTTGTTAGTGACGTAACATTTAAAGCAACAGAAGATACAGTAAGGGACAAGGCCTATAAGGAAGAAGAACTAGATGAAGCCACAAATGAGCTAGATAGAGTCACTTTCCAGTTTGATTCAGTTTGGGGTGGCACAATTTATGACATGGGAGATTATTTGAATCATATCACTCTTATACCTTTCTCCAATAAAGCAATGTTACCAAACCAGCATGGTATGAGGAAAGAAGTAACCTCTATGATGGAGCTTGCAGCAAAAATTGACAGGATGAAAATAGACCCGAAAGAAGACATTAGAAATGCCATATTAGGGGCACCATTCTCTGAAAATATTGATCATATGGTTGAATATGATGGTGGTAAATACTGCTATAGCCACTTTATTGCAGAGCTTGGTGCAAGATTTGCGGTAGAAAGATTCAAAAACTTAGGGTTAGGAGAACAAAGCCATAAAACTGCATTGATGGAAAATGTTCTAGCATTTGCAACAAGCAAATCTGCAGTACAAGACACTCTTCGTCTATTTTCCTCTGACACTAGAGGTACCACACAGACAGCAGCAATGTACCTATTTTTCCAACAAAATCAACAACTCCTAGTAAACGTGATTCTGAGTATACTTGAAAAGGGAATCAGACCGGTTGTCGACCTGGTGATGAAGATACAAAATGGTGATAAAAGATATTTTGGTGTTGTCCTATATGCATGGAGGATGTACATTAAAATTGTTGAAGACTTTTACAAGAAGCTGATAGCACGAACAACATTAGAAGTAATAACTACAAAGGGAGAAGAAAAAATGGCAAAGCTGTATAAATATGTTAAAAGAGCTAGAGCATTTTTCAGAAGGGCTTACCCAACAAAACCAAACCTCGAGATTTTCTACAAAAGTATGGACGCAACCGGCTGGTCCCCAAGTTCGACAATGCACGAGTTTGCAGTATTTGAAAAATATGCAAGGGAACTGACAGATGACCTTTCCTCAGATTTAAGGATGGTCAATGTCATGATGTGGCATAGGAAGATTGTCTATGTCCCTACATATTTAAGGTATAAGATGATGGATAAAGATAGTTTGGAGGCTTACCCTGCTGCGTTATTCAATGTCCGGGAGTTCATACAAGGGCAATTTAATTTCTTTTCAACTGCAAAGGAAATTGGGGCAGCTATCTTGATGAAAAAATTATCACTATTGTACTTCATTCATAAAAGAGTAACGTCTACTGGAGGGTCGTTTAAGGATTACCTGAAGGAAAAACCTAATGTTATAGATAAGGAGCTTAATAATGTGTGGGATGAACTTGAAATAGAAAACACATGCCTTATTCTTGAAAAATATCATTCTGACGATGGTGCTCAAATCACTGTATGTGAGCCTGAGGACTTTGGAGCGTTGCACATGATATCTGTTGTGTGCCTTTTAGGACATAACATCATCCCTAATCAGAAGAAAACTATCATAATGCACCAAATGCTTGAGTTTTTATCACAGTACATTTATAGTACTAGTGTTTATTACACTTTAAACAGTTTTGTAGCTGCGACATTTGGGATGCTTCCATCTCAAGGATATAGAGCAGATTATCTTGGAGGGTTATCTAGAGTTTCAGAATTGTTTAGAAAGGGGCTTGCAAATAGCAGTTGTTATTTTATAGAAAAACTATTAACAACATGGATCTCAGACTTTTATTCCATTAAAGACTCTACCGACATAGATAGACATCCTGAAAAATTAACTGAGTGGATGGCAACAAAAAACATTGTCATGTTAAATGATGTGCCTGTAGACCGAATAAACCTCCCAATAGGAATGATGGGTGTTTGTGATGCAATGCCTGCAGACCTTTTAGAAAATATAAATTTCCACGATCATCTGGTTAGAAACTCAACAGAAAATATAAAGTCACCAAATTATATTTTATGCGCATTTAACACAAATGTCAACAAGGCACTCTCCCATGATAAGGATGAAATGACAGAAGAGTACAACCGTACGAACGAAGCATTCAAACACTTAACCTTTACACTAAGGAAGGCACATAGTGGGAAAGCAAAACAGGCAGAAATGGCATCGATTATGGGTAAATCAAAGATTGATTATATCTCCATGTTAAAGGAAGGTAAAATAAAGAAACAAGCAACCTCTGGAAAGATCAGAAAGCCTAATTTACAGAAAATGAAGGTAAATGATGGTTTTATCGAAACTTTAAAGTTTGTTGAGAAATACCCTTTGGCCAAAGAGATGAAGAGCAAAAACGACGATGGGCTGATAGTGTTCAATACTATATCAAAAATATATGGAAAGAACTACATGCTCTCTTTATCTGCACGAAATAACGTAATACAAGCGTTACGGTTAGGGACATTTTCTTCAGGGAAATGTTGTCAAGTTAAAGTTGTACCTGGGTATGAGCGCCGCATCCTTGACTCGTATGACAGGTTCATAGCAACAAAAACAGGCCAGGTCCAAAATGCATTGGAAAACTTGGATGTTACATGGATATTGGATAGGGATGACGATGGACCTGCTGCAATGAAAATAAAGGAAATGGAAATGATAAAAACCCAAGGTGAGTTTGAAAGCAACAACGAATACAGAACTCAACATAAACCACAAACATGCTTTAAAGTGCTCCAAAGAGGTTCTGATATATCATTACGTGACAGAAGTATTCATGATATTGATGAACTAAGCAAGATGACGCCGCCTATAGACCCTTTTGAGTTGATTGGGGAACAAGGACACCTGGTTATAAGCGGGAAATACTCTGTGTTAGTAAATTTTTTAATCTTTGACTTTCAAGATGAGTTTGAGGATATTCAAGAGGAACTTCAAGGGTTGGGCAGAGAACTTGATCTAAAGAGCACACCATATGCAGCACCATGCATTAATGGGAGAGACAATATATCTGTCTTCTTAAAGGCAAGCAAACTAGGTGGTGATGTGATCCCGTGGACAAACCATGAAAATTATAGGACTGCAAATTTAGTGTTGGTTATAGACAGGTGTTACAGTGTTTCAAAAAGGTCAAAGGATTTAGCACCACGACCAAATAATATGGTAGAGCTACAAACAGGGATAAAAGCTTTCAATTTCAGGAACAGGTTCTCCACAATAGCAATGTACATGATTTTGATGAAAAGTGAAGAAATCCTTATTCAGTCAAAAAGAGAGAGAGAGACAGGGAGGAAAGTTAATGATCCAGTGCGTGACAATATCCTTTCTGAGTATAAGAAATACAATGAAGCTAACTTGTTGCATAGGCTGATTGGAGCATCAGGTGAACCCTTAAGTGACACCATCAAACAAGACGTATCATATGCGATGGAGTTGCTAGGGAACAGCATATGGTTAAAAAGTTTCTCAGACATATATAGAATTGCAACACAAGTTATTGCAAATAACACAAAGGGGAAGAAATACATTATTGGAAATACACCATCGTTAAATAACATGATACCATTTTACGTATCATTATACTTAAGCAGAACATGTATGTATCAACTCTCAGGCAATTTTGAAAGATGGTTCTCGATATATGGCCCTGATGGTAGCAAAGATTACATTCAAGCAGATGGGGGGGCACCTATGGAAACTCAAAAGGCACTACTCAGATGTATACAAAAGTTTTACCATGCAATTTTAACAAAAATATCTCGAAAAGATTCCAACAGGTCAACAGAAGAATTGGAGCCTAAAATGGCAAGTAAGGTCTTACGCATGGTTGAGTTATTTTTAAGAAGGTATAGGATATCTTCAGCAACAGCGGGGTTAAGAGAACAAACATTGTACGATTATCTCATGAATTTAACATTCGATAAATTAAGCACAAACGACTATAAGTTCTTCACATCACAAATTGTATGTTGCTCTATTCAGGAACAGCTGAACACAGGTTCAAATTCTAGTTTAATTAAAACATCAAGCCTCATGGAAAGGAATTACCCATTAGGAATTGTTGTTTTATCTGGTAAAAAATACAACCTAAAAACACTATATTCGCTACTATGTCATTATTTAGGGGAACAGTTCAGATGCATAAGAGACCCACTAAGAGGAAATAAAACCAGAGCCTTTAGTCAATCAAATAGTTCGGAGATGATCATGAAACAATGTCAAATGACACTACATATTGCAGGCCTTGGCACATTACCATGGTCATTAAACGAAAGACTTGATAGATTGGGGGATGATGGGAGATTTATGTACTTGGCACAAGCAAAAAAGGGCGATAGAAACATAGGGAAATACATGGCATGCAGATATGGCCCAAATACATTAGTTAAAAGTAGGGTTAGAGTTGGAACCTTTTATTTTCCTGCACTTTATTTTGTTAAAAACATTAGGGTCACAGACATTGAGAGAAGGTACTCCATAAAAAAGCCTAGTGTTGGGATAGAAGTCGATTTGAGGTTGATGAGAATGTATTTCAAAGGCGAAAGGTCCTCATATATTTCTCTCTTAAGCCCTATGGGAAGTGAGAAGAACTACACATTCTTTTCAAATATGGAAAGAGATAGCAGAACACAACCAATAGAGAAGCTCATGCAGTTAGACGAATTATTAAGAAACCATGCCATGTCCAACATAACTGAAATATTTACCACTTTTTATGAGATAATCCCATGCATGAACTATTTCTTAACAGACCAATCCATAATTGATGAAGCAAAAATCAGAAATGCTTATTGGGGCTTAAGTTCAGATGCAATCAACAATAGCTACAAGGCATCCAGATGTAAAAATCTCACTTTCAATGCAAAAACAATGCTACAAATCTTGTGGAATTCTTTTTATAAAACCGATCTAGAGATGTCATTACCGGTTATAACTGGTTATTTCAATTTGCTTATTAACAATGTAAACACCGGTAAGCCTGAGATTGACCAGCTGAAGAAGGAAGATTTCTTATCCTTATTTGGTCACTTAATTTATTCTCTAAATGTGTTTAAAGAGGCAAACGAAGGAAAGGAAAGGCAGATTTCAGAGTACATGCTGATGGGTTACAAGATGTTACTCGAGCGGGATTATAAGATAAAAGAAATAATTACGTTCTCAGGAAAATGGGGATTGCAGATTGAGAAAGCAAGGAGAGGTAAACTTTACAGCACACTCAATATGAGTACTGCACAAATCCAAAGTGAGGCTTTGGCAAGGGAGATTGATGAGTTAAAAACCAATGATATATCTATAGCAATTAGATTTTCGTTCCTCTGTCAACAATATGGTGGGCTTGATGATAAGGGTAGCGTTAGAAGATTTATACGTGAAAATAAGAAATTTGCAAACCCACAAGACCTAAGAATCTTATTACGTAACGTAACAAACAAAATCCGAGAAATGAATAAGCTTATTGAAAAAATAAAGAAAGGAGGGCTTTGGTCAATCGCTGATGCAGAGATTGGTCAAATAGAGAGGGGGCTGTCTGAAGCAATAAACATAATAACACAAACTACAAGTGTTGAGAGTGAGATTAAAAGGAGTGAACTTCATAACAACGTAAAGGTTCTGGCAGAGTGGGAAAGATTAGTTAAAAAGGCTACAGTTCCCAATTTAATAAAGTATGAAGCAGTTTTTTCTAGTGGAGGGAAAACACTAAACGATTGGTTAGAAGACAAAGGGGATGAAGACAGTGATAGCACTGATGGAGATTATGATTTTTGACCTATGACTTAATTAAGTAGTTAATAACACATCAAACTGGCAACAGTATCTGTATGATAATTATAAGGATGTGTGTATATAGTTTCG